AAGTAAGTATCGCGGTAGTTATTTTTTTATAAAATACTTGTTTTAGTTGTTATCTCTAGCCAAGAAGCATAATATATAGGTATGTTAGATAATAAGGAGAACAAAGTGAAACAAGAAAAAAACCTAAAAAAAGTTAAAGTTGTAAAGCATTGGGAGAATAGCGAAAAGCACTATGAAGATTGTGGTCAAGTAAACATTGACTTTTATGGTCCATGTAATTGCAGAAAAAGAGCTAACGAATTTTCAGGTTGGAAAATTTCTGACTTAAGCTACTGCTATAACGAAGCAACTGCAGAACTCAATGATAAAAGATTAATGACAATGACTAGAAAAGACGGTTGGACACAATACCATTGTAACGAAGGTTGTGCAGAGAGCTATAAAAATCCTTGGAAAGGATAAAAAGAGAGGGGCGAAAGCCCCTTTTTTTTACATTAAAATTGTTATTAAATTAACCAAATATACCAATAAATGTTCTATCTGCAAGTTCTGAAGAATTAGTCCTAACTCTTAAATATCCGTCAGATAAAAAATCAAAATCATTCAAAAAAACTAAACCATCAGCAGTATGTTGTATGTCTTGAGTTATTCCTGTAATATTTGTAAAGTTATACCAAAATGAATTGTCAATACTGAACTGTAATTGAAACTTATTACTTGTTAAAACACTAGGCATAATTAAAGCTCTTAATTTACTACCTTGCATATCAAAGCTATTACTATTTTGGTCGTCTGTTGCAATTGTAATTGTCATATTCTCTGTATAGTTTTTAAGCCGACTATATGGCTCTGTTGGTTGTACCATTTTTATTATCCTTTATTTTTATATTATTTTACATTAAAACATTGACCAAAGTCGCAATAGAAATTCCTGCAATTATCCAACCATAGATTTCAGCTCTTGTTGGTCTTGTATTTATATCTTTTTGTAATTCATCTAATTTGTTAAAAATCTTTTCTATATCTAGCATAATTCTTTCTGTCATTTCCTTTTGTGTATATCCGTTATTTTCACTCATTATTTTCACAATTTTCACTACCATGTTCACAATTACAAATTTGAACAAATGAACCGTCAGGATTTTTAGTTACTAAACACATTATGGTAAATCATCCTCTTGAATAGGCGTAATCCAATCCCATTCTTTATCCCAATCTTTTTGAATAGATGAACTTGTTATTCTTTTAATAAAATTACTAATTTCTTTTAAAAAAAATCCTAGTAAAAATCCAATTATATAATCCATATTTAACCACTTATTTTAAATAATAACTCACTAAATAAACTTTCTTGCATATCTAAATCTTTTTCTAATATGCGTAGTTGCGTCATCATTGAACTATGAGCTATTTGCAATTCCTCTATTGTATTAAATAACCAACCAATAACGCCTATTAAAGCAGTTATTAATATTGGCATAAGCATTTTAAAATCTATTTTCATGAATTATCAAAAGTTTGTTTTGGCTTATATTGTTCTAATGCATGTTGTATTACTGTAATAAAACTAGATAAAAAAGCTACGCCTAACAATTGAACCATATCTGCGTCTATAATTCCTGAACTATTTGCTAAATATAATGATATTGCAGATTGTAGTCCTGTTCTAAAAGCTTTTGAAAACATAAATTTCCAATATGCTTTCCAATTACTTTTTTTCATTTATTCCTCCTCAGGTTTAAATATTTGTGTCTGCTTTTTATTATACAAAGGACATTTTTTGTTCGCACATAATAGATAGCCATTTTTAATAATATATTTAATTTTGCATTTATGACAGAGCATTAAAACTCCTTTAGATTATATTTTTGCCTTTAACTAAAGCTAATAAAATGCCTAATTGTCCTGATATATGAGATAATTTTTCATCTTGATTATCAATTAATTTTTGCATTTCTGAAATATTTATAACATGGTCTTTTGCTTTATTATCTGGTCCTAAATTGATTTTAGATATATTAATAGTTACCTTACTACCTTGTAATAAAACTGCTGATACTTTTCTATACATTTGTTCATATGCTTTTCTAGATTTACCTACCATGCCGTCTTTACTTAAATCTAAATCTTGTTGTGTATTTCCAACTAATATACAACCTGAAGTATGTTCATCTGTATTACCAGAGTGTATTAATATATATTCAAATTCAGGTACATCTTGTAGCCATAACATACCATAATGAGCATTTTTATATCTTTCAGAATATCTTTGATGAAAACCACCTACTTTTCTAAATTTAATTTCATAAGAGCCCTCTGGAATGCAAGTTTCATGCATAACTTTAACTGCTTGGTATTGGTCTTCTAATGTATAACACTCAAATTTTCCGTCAATAAATAACAAGCCATTTGTTGCGTCATTGCCAAATTGTGTCCTAATAAGGTCTATTTGCATTATTCAGGTTTTGGATTATCAGCTTTAACTTGTGCTATGTGGTCTGCCCAAGTGGTTGTTCCATTAACAGAATCCCAATATTGCATATCAAGTTGGTCTGCTATTGAACCATAAGCCTCTTGCCTAGCTTGAATATAACCAAACTGTTGGTCGTTCCACATAGAATTAGCTTTATCAATAATTGCTTGGTCATAATCAGCTTGTGAAAATTCCAATCTCTCATTATTAACTTGCTTGTACATTGGTTTAGCGTCCTCAACTTCTTG